TACGTTGTGATTGGGGTTTGGGTGAGTGAAGTGTATGGCGGTATGGGTTGGGACAACATCAGTCACCACAAGTATTTCCTCGCAGCAGATTTGAAGTGTTTGCTTTGCTACATCGACAAATGGACGGGTAAGTTGTGAACGAACAACACATGAGATTCAAAGACAAATGGCTTGTGTTCTATCGACCGGAAGTGGTTGTCGAAGAGTATGCTTGGAAGACGATCAGAGCAAACAAGGCAAAAGGTATAGAGCGCAAGTATGTGAGAGTGATTGAAGAGAGAATCAAGCAAACTGAGCTGTTGTATATCATCAGACCATGCGTTTGGTATTCAGTCTTTGACGAGAAAAAAGAAACACCACAATACAGGGCTGTATTTGAATCGTCAGAATCCCCTCAGCCAGCTGTTCAAGATTGGGGATTCATTCAAGATGATCATATTTTTTTAGGAGTCATGTGAATGAATGATCGAATAGAACTAGAAAAAGAACTTGTGGCATACGCCGAGCACCTAGACATGGCTGACGAAATAATCATCAAGCTTTTGCTAGATATTCGAGACCTGTTGATTGATTCGACTTCGAAGGTTGAGAACATAGACAGAGGCATTGCAAGGATTGGTAACAGAATAAAATGAACCCAGCCACATTCCACACAGTCGTAGGCATCTGCTCAGCACTATTTACGCCTGACTATCCTGTCGAGGACAAGATCCACAAGGCACAGGCTTGTGAGGTGTTTCAGGAATACTGCACACAGTCGGTTAAGGTTGAGCACGAAGAGTATGGTCGAAGGAAAATTAAGAAGGCGGCGAAATAATGGATGAATATGGAAGCTTCAGAAACACGAAAGAGGACGCACAGGAATTAAGAAAAGCCATAGATCACAATCTAGACGTTGTGTTTGCATGGTCACACAACCGAGTTGATGGATACATCTTTCATGTCAGTCCCAACTTTGAAGTCCTGGGCATTATGCCCTACGGCGGCAACCCTAGGGGTCGCGTGTATGTCGGGTTGTACGGCAAAGGGTGCAATCACTTTTCTAAGTCAGACATTCATGCAAGCTACTGGGAAGAGAAGTTGGGCATCGATAAATACGGCGCAGAGGCATGGGTAGAGTTTTGGAAAATGGTTTGGGCATGAGCGACTTGCCAGGCAAACCTCGAGAATTCTGGATAGAAATAGGAAACGAATGCGATATTGCTTGGCAATTGCCAGTTGAGGAAAACAATATTCACGTCGTTGAGTTTAGTGCTGTAGAAAAAGAACGCCTCAAGGTGCAGAAATTGACTGAAGTCATACGCGCTTACCAAGGACGTGTTGAATACAATTGGAACAAGCGTTTTGATGAAGCACTCGCAGAGACAGAGGACAAAACGTGAAACCAGAAACAAAACGCAAGATGTATGAGTTTGTAGCCGAACACGACACATGTGGTGACCAAGATTGGTATTGGTTGCCAAAGCTAAAAGAAGCTTTTGAGAAAGGTTACGCGGAGTCAGAAAAGCGAGTGCAGAAATTGAGAGAGGCGTGTGAAAATGTTTTGGTCAATGGGGCACTATTTAAAAACGATGCTTTAGCCCTTCAAGAGGCACTTGCAGAGACAGAGGATAAGACGTGAGCGCGGGGTTTTCAAAATTAGATAACCCAAACCATCAAGGACAAACAGATACATGGCTAACGCCACTCGAACTAATCCAATCCCTTGGTCAATTTGATATTGACCCGTGTGGCTTTCCAGGACACGCGACTGCGAAGAAGCTGATTTGCGTACCAGAAGACGGGCTAACTTGCGAATGGAAAGGCCGTGTTTGGCTCAATCCCCCTTATGGAAAACAAATTGGCAAGTGGCTCAATAAGCTGGAAAATCACGGTAATGGTGTGGCGTTAGTTTTTGCTAGAACGGATACGCAATGGTTTCAAAGCCTCAAACCCGACATGATATTTTTGATTAAAGGCCGTATTGCATTTCTTAAGGCTGATTTAACTAAAGACACAAATGCCGGCCACGGCTCGATGTTGTTAGCGTACGGGCGAAATAATTGCGGCGCTATATTGAGCTCTAGCTTAGAAGGAACATGGTTAAAATAAACGAGCCGTTTGGGCCATAGAGGTTGGAGTGAGCATGACCAAGTGGAGAAAAATGAATAGCGCACCAAGGGATGGGACTCCGATTCTGGTTGGTTGGTGGGCAAAGACTGAAGAGTCTGGCCTGCAATGGAAGCAGTTAGTTATATCGTTAAGCCTTGATGAAATATTTTTTGCAGAGGCTCAAAAAGAATTCGACGCCTGGACGGTGATACCTAAGCCGCCGCATTGGGGGAAGGAATGAGTCTTTCCAGAAAACTCCTAGAGGCGAGAGATAGTGAGAAAAACCACCAAGCCAATATTGCGTGGGAAAAAGCTATAGATAAATACGATTCAACAAAAGGTGAACTAGTATATGAATACGGGTTTCGCAGCGGTTTCGATTCTGGGTTTGACTGCTGTTACCAAGCGTTTTCACATGAAATACACGAGCTAGTTGAGGCGCTGGAGTACCATGTCGGACATTGTGGAAACGGATTTCATGATGAAGAGTTATTGGAAAAGTGGAAAAACCTTTTAGGTGAAAAATGACCAAACTCAAAGACTACATTCTAGTCCTCTTGCTTCTCACCTTCATGTGGCCACTGCTTTTGACCATTCCAGACGACGAAGAGGTGGTGTGATGTGCCCAGAATCCTTTTTCTTTATTTCACTGTTCCTTGCCTCAATGACCTTCATCGCAGGATACATCACAGCAAGAGCCACCTATAAAAAGTAAGGTTGAATACCTCGGCAAATTGTAATACAAAATGCATCACAAATGAGCTACAAACCAGACAAGGTTCTTTCATTCATGATTGCTCTACTCTTCGCCCTCATCATTCACTCATGCGTCCTATCACTTACCGGATGCACAAGTGTCCAAGAACACAGGAAAGAGTTGTTGCAATCACAATATCCAGACTGTGAAGTCCTAGATGACCTTGTGATCATTTGCCCACAGACTCCAGACAGAGACTAAAAAAGGAAAACACCATGATTCCAATCAAGAAAAAGCACGACTACATCCTAAGCATCAGATGCCACCGCGACCAAATCGAATACCTAAAAACACAAGGGATTGATGTGGCCTTTTGCGTACGCACTTGGATCACACAAGCTGAAGAGGAACTGAAAACGAAGGAAGGACAAAGCAATGTTCAACGACGACAGAGAGCGACCGGACAAAAGGGAAGAGGCAATCGACAAAATGTTCATGGAACGAGACATGATGGACCTTGGGCGAAATGACATCGCTGAATCATACGACTTTGACTGGCACCAAAAGGTCATTGAAAAGATTGAACATGACTTCACACAAAGCTATTTGAATAGGGTTGAGGTCAATGTCCTTTCAGCCAGGGACATGTTACTTGAAACAAACCATGCGCTTCAAAAGAATCAACGGCATAGATGGATGGCATCTGAAGTGTCAGACATCATCATGAGGATGGATGAAACACTTGATCGAATCGCAAAGCTCAAAGGTGACATTTAACGGTAAAGGACAAAGCAAAATGGACAACCAGTTAACAGCACTTCTCACAGCACTCAATAAAGTGCAGGGCGAATTAAAGCCAGTTGAGAAGTCAAAATCAAACCCGCATTTCCGAAGCAAGTACGCAACCCTCGAAGACATTCTTGAAGTAGCGATCCCTCTGCTTTCAAAGCATGGTCTAGTCTTGATTCAAAGTCTTGCAGGCACAGAGACAAGCCCGACACTAGAGACAATCATTGCGCATGTGTCAGGCCAAAACATCAAATCAACTGCGCCCCTATTCTGCAAAGAGCTCACAAGCCAAGGTCTAGGCAGTGCCATCACTTACATGCGCAGATATTCTTTGATGGCCATCCTCGGTATTTCAACCACTGATGAAGACGACGACGGGAACCGTGCTTCAAAGCCAACAGTTCAACAAAAGACAATGGTCACAGAACGTGTCGCTCAAACCCTCAAAACCCAAGCGCCAACCCAACCAAGACAAGCCATTCAACCCTCAATCCCAATGACTCAAAAGCTTGTGAACATGGCGCCCACTGGTCCAGCCCCTCAAAAACTATCTGATGCCCAAATCTCAAGGCTCTTTGCCATTGGAAGGAACAACAGCTGGGACCGAGTCGCATTGGTTGAATGGACCAATTCGTTCTTTGGGAAAATTCCAGATCATCTATCCAGACAAGAGTACGATGAGGCATGTGAATTCGTTCAAAAGAACTCACCAAAAGATCCAAGCATCAAAGCGGTGATGAAGGAAGCAAACCAAAATGAGCCACCATTTCCGCATCCAGATGAATTGCCTTTTGGATTTTAGTTGCGGATTGAAAAAAAAAGGCTCTACAATTTAGGCAAGCAATTGATAGGGGGGGGATTCTATCAACAACCTGACAGACCTTCAAAAGGACTTCGGCGTGGTCAAGCAGGCAATTCAGAAAGTTCAATACTCAAAAGAACTTCTGACTGAAGCTGTCAGTCAAATCTGCCAAATCCAAAAACCAACGTCACAAATCACAACTGAGCCCCTCGTCGTTGCGGTTCACAGTCACTCACCAATTCAAGACGACATCTTTGTCCTCGCATTTTCAGTTTCAAAGATGATCAATCAAGAATGGGAATTCATCTTCCAAACGCTCAACAGAATCGAAAGCCAACTCAATGAGAAGTGCATTCAAAGCAATCTCGAAACTCATGACTCAAAACAACATGACTCACGCACGAGCCTCAGCATTGTTTCGACTCATCAAGAAACACCTAGAGAGTAAACGTGGACCAACAAGAGAAAAACCCTCTTTCATTAGAACAGATGAAACAAAAGATTGATCGCCTTTGTGCAGCCCTTGAATACTACGCTGTCGCAGAGAGAGTCCTTGTCACTCACAAACCAAAAGACTCAAAGTCAGCCATGAAGGTCAAGATCACTCGGCCCGACAACGGCGAAGTCGCAAGAGCCGCCTTAGAATACGACCCGACCAAGGAATCAATCTTGTGAAGGAAGCAAAACAAGGCGACACAGTCATTTGTCCTGATTGCTCCGTTGACATTGCAACCATCGGACGTGACCTAAAAGAGGGTGATCAAATACTTTCGACGCATTTTGACTTTTCACCTGGCCATGAATTGAGGGATGGTACACCTCGTTGCAACAAGTGCGGGGCTATGTGGATCATGTATGGCGGGCAAATTAAAATTAAAGACAAGGGATTAGTTCCTTGAAAACAAAAACCAAAACAACGAAAGGGGCACACAATGGCTAAAAAGAAAAAAGTCGCAAAAAAAGTTTCCAAGAAAAAGAAGTAAATCACCATCCACGTGGATATTTACACCTCTTAAAGATGCAGAAAAACCCCAAAGACTGACAGGCCCCAACTGACCAACCGGCCTTAAGTTCAGGGGTTTTCCTTTTTCCAAAAGCAATCAAACAAAATCCATGCTTGAATTTCGAAATGGATCAACCAGAGATTGTTGTCGAATTCATCCTCCACGCTGACCTCTCTCGGTTTGAGCTATCCGCTCATCCAGACAAAGGCAAAATGAACTATCATGATGTCATTAACGCCCTCGAATTCGCCATCGAACAAGTCAAAGAGCGAATGAAGGAAGTTGAAGACGACCCGCTCCAGTCAGCCGAATCAAATGGCACTCACTGAAATCTCAAATGACTTGACCTACATCTGGTCAGACGCAACCCTGACATTCATGCACCTTTTTTGGTTCGTGATATTAACGCTTACAGCCATTGTCCTTTTCAAGGAATACAACAACCATGAATGACCCACGACTGCAGCACTCAATCAACGCTCAACAACTCATCCGCTACATCTGCGACCAACCCATCACAGACCAAGCCCTAAGAGCCATCAAACGCCTTAGCGAAATCACCATCGATTCCATCAAGACGCACAAGAACTCGCTTGCAGAGCCTCAAAATTCAGCATCCAATTGCGATTGATGTTTACCCTTAAAGCAACCAACAGAGTCCGTGCAGGTAAGATCGCTCAAAAAAAAGGCCAGCGTTTTGAAACCTTCATCAAAAATTGCGCCTTCGCATCACGCTTTTTCCCCATTCAAATACCTGATGGGTGCGACACCAAAAGAGGTCCAGGCGGCAGAACAGTTCTCATCAGAGTCCAAACGCCTTTTGATTTCATCCTCATCGGCCATCAACAGGCCATTTTCCTAGACACCAAGACCACATCCGCCACAACCTTCAGTCACTCAAAAATCAAGCATCACCAATTGATCAACCTGCTTGAGGCCTCAAAAGCTGGACCTGCTGGATACCTAGTCCTGTTTGAATCAAAGCGCCTTGTCGTGTTTTTCTCAGCTCAAAAGCTTCAAAGCATTCAACCAAGACAATCCTTGAAACCACAGGATGGATTGATCTTAGGCCCGCCAGAGACCTGGAATCCGAGACATATCATTGAGGATTGGATCTTGTCTGAAGCCACAGACTAAAAACGAAGGCCAACAATTTTAAGGTGAAAAGCAATAACACCGTCAATCGTTGGCCCTCTAAAACGACAACTGAAATCGAAAGGACCTCTCAACTATATTCCAGACCTTGATTTTTCAAAAGATTCCGCCGAATCTGTCAACGATGCGTCAAGTTTGATTTGCATCCCAATGCCCTAGTCAGGACAAAAGGAAACATGTACAGTGGGAAGACCTAGACTCGTCACTCCAGAGGAAATCGAAGAAGCCTCAGAGTTCTCACCCTCACAATCCTTCACCGCCGCAACACTCGGAATCTCTGACCATACGTTGCAAAAGGCTTGTCAGGAATATTTTGGATGCACCTATCCACAATACGCAGACCGCATCAATGGCAAATGGACCAAGAAAATGATCAAGCGAGGCATTCAACTCGCCCTCGAAGGCAATGAAACCATGCTGAAATTCATGCTCGGTCACTATGCCGGCATGTTTGAAAAGCACAGACACGAAGTCACAGTCCAGCAAATCACCCTTAGCTATTCCTTGGATGAACAACCAGTCATTGAAAAGGCCTCTGCAATTGATATCAGCCCCATAGCAAAGACTTCCAATGACCCCCAATCTAACTGAGTTCAGACCCCTTCCAACACAGTGGCAGGTCATCAGGGACATCAAAAAGAATTTCAACTATGACCTCGGCACCCATGAAGTGTTACTGTCCGGGTCCGTTGGATCCGCAAAAACTCTACTTCTCGCTCATCTTGCTTGCGCTCACGCTTTGGCTTTTCCTGGAGCTCACGTTGGTATAGGCCGACGCACCAAGCCAGAGCTCAAAGAGACCCTCGTTCACATCATCTATGAGCACCTAGATGGCATCATTGACCCTGGGTACAACAAGACCACCGCCAACTTTAAACTTCCAAACGGCTCACGCATCACGTCATTTAGCTGGGCCGATGGCTCATTCAAGAAGTTTCGGTCCCATGAGTTCTCAATGTTCTTGGTCGAAGAGCTCACCGAAAACAACCGTGACCTGTTCTACCAAGAGATGTTTCAGCGCGTGGGCAGAGACAATGACATCAAAGAAAAGGTGATCGTCTGTGCGACCAATCCAGATGATCCGAGCTCGTGGGTTTACAAACGCTGGTTCATGGAAAAGAAAGCAACAAGGCACGTCTACTTTTCAAAGACTTCAGAAAACCCATACCTTCCAGAGTCTTACGTTGAACAACTTGAAGCAAACCTAGACCCCAAGATGGCCCGCCGAATGCTGTACGGTGAATGGCTCTCCATCGCTCAAGACGTTATCTACTACGCCTATGACAGAGCCCGAAACTATGTGGAGCAACCCTACAAGGTGGACAACAGATTCCCCATCAACCTGTGCTTTGACTTCAACATCGGTGAAGGAAAGCCCATGTCTGCTTGCCTGTTCCAAAAGATCGGCAATATTTTCCACGTCTTCGCTGAGGTCATTGTTCAAGGCTCAAGGACTGCAGATCAAATGGAAGAGATGGCGGGCCGTGGTTTACTTGATTATCCAACGACCTACATCATCAACGGTGACGCCACTGGAAAACGAAACGATACACGAAGCGTTCAATCTGACTACGACATCATCAAGAAGTTCTTAGCGAACTACCGTCCAAAGTCTGGGCGTGCGATCAACTTTGAAATGAAAGTTCCCATGTCCAACCCGCCAATCAGGACTAGGCACAACATCTTGAACGCGCAATTCCTTAACGAAAAAGGACAGGTCCGGCTCTTTGTCCACAACTGCCCGACTGTCGATGAAGGTTTGCGATTGACCAAACTCAAACCCGGGGCACAATATCTGGAGGATGATTCAAAGGCCGCACCTTACCAACACGTGACCACCGCTCTCGGATACGGCGTTGTCAGGACTTTGCGTGATGAAAACGTGCCTGGCATTACTATGCATCAGGCCGACTAAAAGGGGACCTCTTTGGCTTACAATGTTTTGAATCCTGATGTTCGAAAAGCAATCTTAACTGAAATCATGACCGAAGAGAATCTGAGACGAAAAGAAGAGTCACTCAGACGCCTTGAAATCTACAAACAAAACCAAAAGCGCTTCATCATGCAAGCCCTTGTGAATGAGTTTTCAGTGAAGACCGTTTCCAACATGCGCACACTGACATCAATGAACATGACCAAAAGAATCATTGATCAAAAGGCTTCCATCTATCGTGAGCCACCTAAGCGCACATTCTATCGGTACACGAAATTAGAACTGACTGAGCAAGAGATTCAGCAATGCCAAAACATCTATGAGGTTGGACGCTTTAACGTAAACTTCAAAACAGCCAATCGCAGGTTCAAACTTCAGAGTGACCAGATCCATTTGCAGGTTGTCCCGCAAGACGACAAGATTTGCTTGAGAGTCCTCATGCCTCATCACCTTGACGTCATTCCAAGCGAAACAAATCCAGACGTTGGCGAAATCTACATCACCTCAGTCATGGACAGATCGCGCCTGCTTCGAAACATGTATGAGGATGTTCAAGGATGGCAGCTCGGTGACTATCGAGACATGACCGACCAAAAGATTGCTGACCCAGACGATGAGCAATCAAAAGCCAACATGCGTTTTGTATGGTGGACAAAGGAATTTAACTTTGCAACCAACGGTCACGGTGAAATCGTCAACGCTGAAAACGCACCCATCGACACAGCAAGAGAAGAGGAACTCAAGAACCCAATCGACATGATTCCTTTTGTCGATGTCTCTTCAGCTAAGGACTACGAATATTGGGTGAGGGCTGGAAGCTCAGTCTGTGATTTCGCAATTGAAATGGGCGTTATGCTTTCAGACATGTCAAACACCATGCGCCTCAATGGCCACATTCAAGGTGTGATCTACTCTGAAAAACAACCCGGCACCATCGCTGTTGGTCCAAACGTCTTCATTCACATCCCTCTTGATCCAGACAAACCAGTCCAGCCAAGACTTGAAATGCTTTCACCAACTGCACAGATCCAAGAACAAATGCAGACCTTGGAATCCTTGATCCAACTCTTGATTGCTCAGGAAGGTCTAGACGCCAAATCAATGATCGGCACAAATGGTGGGGCCACGTACTCTTCAGCCATCGAACGTCTTTTGGCATTGATTGAAAAGTTTGAAGCAAGCCGTGACGACATTGACGCATTCTCAGCTGCCGAAGCTCAAGTGTTTCAGATCGCAAAAGCTTGGTCGAATAGCCTTGTGAATACCTTTGATGAAGACCTGATGCCGACCTTAGCACCAGACCTTAACATCACAACAATACCAGACGACACTCGTGTCACGGTATCGTACGCAAAGCCTGAAGAGATGAAGTCGGAAAAGGACAAGGTTGATCTTGCCATCCTTCAACTCGGCGAAGGTCTAATCACTAAGGCCGAAGCCATTGCAATGATCCGTGACATCCCGGTTGAGCAAGCTAAGGGAATCGCCGAAGAGATGGACGACGCTCAAGCTCTTGAACTCCAAGACATGGCAAAAGCATCAATGAAAAGAATGAACAAAGGGCCTGATGGCGAAACCTTATAAGGAAGTCATTTCAGAATCTAAAATGGAACTGGAAATCAGTCTCGACGAACTATTCGGGACAAAGGTTCCAAATGACCAAGCCTTGAGAGAAGCCATCGGACAATCTGTGATCGACACAATTGTGAATCGAACTCAATCAAACAAGGCGCTCAACGGGAAACCGTTCAAGGAATATTCAGACGAATACAAGAAAAGTAACCAGTTCGATGTATATGGAAAATCAGACGAAGTTACTCTTACCTTAACTGGAGACATGCTTGGGACCTTGGACATCAAGGCTCAATCAAGGGGTGTGATCAAGATCGGCTGGCAAGACTCCACTCAAAATGCCAAGGCCTTCAATCACCACACTGGAGACACTCTTCCGCGTCGTCCATTCTTTGGGTTGACCAATGATGAGCTTTCAAACATCAAAAAAGAATTCAAAGACCAAGTTGAAGCCGAATCCCCAACAAGGACTCAGCGCTTGGGTGATCTTGTACAAGGACTGACTCGACTAAATCAAATCACCAAAGAAGAGGTCTAGTGTGCCAGTCAGGGTCAAAAACCTAGACCGTGTCTTTTCAAAGATATTCACGGTGCTGAAGCTCACCCGCAATGAAGAGCTCATGCGTGACATTGGTTTGTTTTCCAAAGACCGAATATTCAAAATGACTAAGTCTGGCAAAAGCATCTTTGGTTCATCAGCAAAGAGCCTGAAGGAGCTGGCTTGGCTGACTGTGAAGGTACGGAAATGGTGGAAAGGAAAAGGCAAACCAGTTGGCGCCAACTTCTCACCCAACAGATCCAACCTCACCATGACTGGACAAATGCTTGACGCGCTGAAATACAAGTACACTCGTGGATCAAACAAGGTGAACATTTTCATTGAGGATTCATCAAGGCCAGTCAAAGGTCCTGTTCTAAGAGGGAAAAAGCCAGAAAACTTGACCAACGCGCAGGTCGCAAGACGTGTCGCTGCGAATGGAAGACCGTTCATGGGGATGGATGACCTAGGCAAAAGGCGCATCATTCAACTTGCAAAACGAAAGCTCCGAGACGAAATCAAAAAAGAGTTCAAATAAACCAAGTAAGGCACGCCTTGCAAAATACCTAAAAAGGGGGAAAGATGGTCGAAGATACACAGAGTCAGCCGACTCCTGTCGCCGATTCCAAGCCTGGAACGGATGAATCAACAAACGTAAATGCCGAAAGTTTTGAGCCGCAAAAGTCTGCTGAAGAGTATGCAAAGCTCTGGAGACAAGCGGGTCAAGAAGCCAAGAAGACACGACAAGCCTTAGCTCAAGTCAAAAAAGAACTTGAGGAAGAGCGAAAGCGAATCGAGTCCGTCGAAGCTGAAACGATGAAAGCTAAGGGCGACCATGAAAGTGCGTGGAAAAAAGAAAAGATGATGCGTGAGGCGATTGAAAACGAATACAAATCGTTCAAGGCAAAGTCTGCATTCCAGGCAGTATCATCACAATTCGAGCGTGAAGCTATGAAGCGTGGCTGTGTCGATCCAAAAGCTCTTACAACTTTGGCGAGTGCGCACGGGGTTCTTGAAGACCTCATGGTTGATGACGACCTAAGCGTTTCACCTGATAGCCTTAAGACTGCAATTGAACGCGCTGAAAAGGATTGGACTTACCTATTCTCAAAGCGTGCTCCACAGTTTCGGGATGGTGTTCCGGCGACAAGTTCAACAGTCACAAATAAACAACCCGAGTACAGCAAGATGAAGTCTGCGGACGAAATCATTGCATGGGCAAGGGCCAACCAAAACAAGTTATCCTAGGGGGATAAATGGCAGATTTAATTACCGGCAATACACAGTTAACAGCGACAAAACAAGACCTGATTTCAAATGTTGTTCAAAGAGAATTGGCTTTCCAAGCTAAGTTGTCTCCGTACTTCACAGACGTTTCTATGTTCGCAGCTCCAGGCGCAAAGCAAATCAGCTTCCCACGCCTAAGCTCATTCACAGTCATTGATCGTGCAAGCGGCGTTCAAGGTGATGCTTCAGTTTTGACGGCGTCAGTGGATACCCTCTTGCTGGACCTGAATGGATACGTTGCATGGATCATCGACAGCTCTGATGCAATCCAGTCTTCTATCGCAGCATCCTTAGAATTTGCGAAGAGGGCCGCTGCGGCACAAGCCCGATTCGTGGACACTTCAATTGTTGCCGAGCTTGAGTCTGTTGGCGTTCCAACAACTACCGCTGGTAACCTGACTGCAGCTGTTGTTCTTGAAATGCAAGAGACATTGCTTGAAAACGATGCCATCGCAAGCGACCTTGCTTTGTTCATCGCACCCGCTCAACGCACAATTCTTTTGCAAATCTCTGAGTTCAAATCTGCTGAAGTTTACGGTGGCGCTGCAATGATTCCATCTGGAGTTGTTGGAAGCCTGTACGGTATGCCCGTAGTTGTTCACAATGCTTTGACAGCTCAGCAATACTTCATGGCTGAAAAGTCTGGCTTGGCATACGGCTTCCAAATGGCACCAAGTTACTCTGAGCAAATGGCAAACGAGTTTGGCTCACAAGCTAAGCGTTGCGTTCTTGACCAGTTGTTCGGTGTTGAAGGCATGCAAAAAGGATTGAAAGGCGTTTTGGCCGGTCAATCTCCATTGGTCATCAAGGACAACAACTAATTAGTTGAGGTCAAATGGCACCAAGTCCGAACAGTATTCCTGACTACATTCAGGCGGGGTCCCCTCGGGGTCTTCGCCTGAAAATGCTTCAAACAAATGCACGCTTTGGAAGCTTCATTCATTATTTCGACATCCAAAAAGTGGATGGCAAATGGATCGCTTGGTTTTTTAGGGAACTAGGGACCTTTGGATCTATCGAAACGAGTGAGCAAGAATCGGAGAAAGCCTAATGCCGTTTTCACCGAATCATAATGACAGAGAGCGCGACAAGTTTGAAGAGAATGCAGGCGACGGCGGGACTGATGTCAGGGTCGTTATCAAGAATGTGGATCCAATTGAAGTCACAATTGGAAGCGTCATTGTTGAAGGCGATTCAATTATATCTGGCACAGTTGATGGAACGGACACTGGCACAGAGCGTACTTTTGTAAACAACAGACGGAATCAGCTATTATCTGCCCATGACCTAGTCGCAGCTTACACGTGGCTTGATTTTGGGAACAAAGATGAGCGGATTGCTTCGATTGTTTACACAAGCGCCACATTCAGCGGAGTGACGGTCACAAGAACATTCACATACAGTCTGGTCGGCACCAAGTATCGACTAGACCTTGAGACTTGGGTCACAAATCCGGGGGGATAGATGGCAGACTTTGATTTGGAAGGCGAATCCGCACCTGATTCAGACATTGACTCAGACAACACTCAATCGGCTACGATAATACTGAATGATGGAACGTCATGCACCGTTTGGAAAAATGACTGGATTGACGCTCTTGAGGGCTCAATTCCGGCAGACGAATGGTGGGGATTGGCGTTTCAGATTTCAAAGATTGAAGACGGGAATATTTTTATCAAAGTCGCAAACAGCGAAGGCGTGTATGAGGAAATTGGGATGAGCCCAGTCAACATAACGAACGTCTTCAGACATGTGGAGAAGGCATGAAAAGCATTTACGCTGACTTGGTTGACGACGTTGTGTCGAGCTATGATCAAACAAAGACGACGATACAAGGTCGAGTCGCTTCAAAGACAATCAACAGTCAGACTGTGCTTGGGCCACCGCTCAATAAATTTGTCGATGTTCAAACCGACACAGGCATTGCGAACATTGCAACATTTATTACATCAAACAATCGCATGTTTGCTTTGGGTGCAGT